AGTTTAAAAAATTAGTTTTAAGTTTGTTTTTACCTCTGTATATTTGCAAAGTTACGAATTTAAAATGAAAAAAACAAATTTTTGATTATTTTTTTCATTTTAAAAGACAAAAAGTATGATTTAAATAACAAAATATTTTTTATATACTCAATATATTCTATTTTAAAGTAAAAATAAATTCTCAAAGGGTGTGAAGCCACACGGGCAATTTTTTCTTTTAGGAATAAAAATAAATTGTCAGGGGTGATTCACCTCCCACACGGGCAATTTTTTTGCTAAAAATAATTGTCAGGGGCGACTCGCCCCTTTTCTTTTTGCGCGGAACTTTTTTCTTTTCTTTATTTTTTTTCCATTTTTAGTCAAAGGATTTTCCCTTAAAAAAATAAAATAAAAAAATTTCTTTTTCCATTTTTAGTCAAAGGATTTTCATTAAAAAAAATAAAATAAAAAATTTTTTTTCACTTACCTTGTGGAGAGGGTGAGCGTCCTTATATAGACGCTCTCTCATTATCATTTATATGTACATTTATATTTACATTATCATTTACATTCTCATTAAGGAGGCAATTGCTTTTTTTGCTTTTTTTGCTTTTTTATCCTTTGCAAAAAATTGATTTACAATGATTTATATCGTATTTGTTTGTAATAGGGTGATAAGAATAATTACCTGTGCGGTTCGCACCGAGTCGCCTCCCACACGGGCATTTTTCTGCTAGTAAATTGTCAGGGGGTGCGAGTCGCACAGACAGTTTTTCCCTATAGGAATAAAAAATAAATTGTCAGGTGTTTTTCTCAGAAAGCAATTGCTTTTTTGCTTTTTTACTCTTTGCAAAAAATTGATTTACAGTGATTTATATTGTGTGAAGCCACACGGGCAATTTCTTTCTTTTTAAGGTTAAAAAATTGTCAGAGGCGACCCGCCTCCGCCCCCCCACACGGGCATTTTTTTTCTTTTTGGTGTTATAAGAATAATTACCTGTGCGGGTGCGAGTCGCACCGACGTTTTCTTTCTTTTAGGAATAAAAAAATAATTGTCTGAGGCGAGTCGCCTCCGCCCCCGCCTACTTAACAGTCGATAACAAATAATTTGCCTCCTTTTAACCTCCTCTTACCTTGATTTTCCGCCTAGAATGTCGTACCTTTGCACCGTAATTAAAACCTAACTATAACACTTTTTTTATTCACTTATGAAACAAGAGGCTCTCTCTATCTTATGGGATATCGCTCAGGCAAACCCCATTACACAAGGCGATAAGACCCTTTTCCCTGCCGTTAGGGAACAAATCGCCGCCATTACACTCCTTGCCAAAATCGCTGAGTGGGACAATGAAGATACTACAGAATTAGAACAAAACAACTTAAATGTAGTTCTCGGAAAAGAACGTGCTGACCTGCTGGCTTTTACCCAGTTCACTTTCCCTAGTTTTGCCCCTGCTGGATTTCATCAGTATTACTACCGCACCCTGACGGATTTTGCCTTAGGGCGTATCCAGAAGCTGATGATATGTATGCCCCCTCAGCACGGCAAGAGTGAGGGCGCCACCCGTAGGCTCCCCGCCTTTCTCCTAGGGCTCAACCCTCACAAGCGCGTGGCTATCGTCAGCTACTCCGCCGCCAAAGCGCGTAAGTTCAACCGAGAACTCCAGAGGGTAATCTCCTCCACTGAGTACCACCAGCTATTCCCCAACACCCGCCTAGCACACGATGCCCCTACCCCTAAGGGCTCTTGGGTACGCAATGCCGACGAATGTGAGTGTGTAGGATTCTCCGGAGGCTTCAAGACCCTTGGCGTAGGAGGCGCCCTCACTGGCGAACCCGTGGATATCCTCATTATGGACGACCTCTATAAGGACGCCAAAAGCGCTTGGTCGCCCACCATACGCGAACGCATTTCTGATTGGTACGAGACCGTCGCTCATACCCGATTGCATAACCTCAGCCAGCAACTCCTTGTAATGACACGATGGCACCCCGACGACCTTGCCGGAAAGCTCCTCGACCAAGAAGGTACCTATCACCCCGAGAACAACCCTCAAGGGTGGCACCTCATTACCTTCCCTGCCATCAAGATAGGAGCCCCCTCTGCTACCGACCCCAGAGCCGAAGGAGAACCCCTATGGCCTGAAAAACACGCCCTACAGAAGCTCCTCGCCTCTCGTAAGCGCAACCCTCAGGTATTCGAATCCCTCTATCAGCAAGACCCTAAGCCTCAAGAAGGACTGATGTATAAGCCTTTCACTGAGTACAACCCTCAAGAGATGCTACCCAAAGGTATTAGAAAAGCCTATATAGATACCGCCGATACGGGTGCTGATTACCTATGTGCTATATGCTATATAGAAGCAGACGATGCTAACTACGTCCTCGACGTACTCTATACACAGAAGCCTATGGAACAGACCGAAACTGCCGTCGCTGCCCTACTGAAAAAACACCTCATTACCCACTGCCTTGTAGAGAGTAATAATGGCGGACGTAGTTTTGCCCGCAACCTCGAGCGCATCTGCCTAGAGATAGGACACGCCGCCATCCGCGTGGAAACCTTCTACCAGCGCGCCCATAAGGCTACCCGCATCTTCACCTACGCCGCTTCTGCCCCCTTACTGATACAGATGCCCATAGGATGGAAAGAACGCTTTGCCGACTTCGCCCGTGACCTCACCGGATACCTACGCACCGGCAAAAACCCTCACGACGACGCCCCTGACGCCCTCACTGGAACCCTAGAAGCCAGAAATCCCCGCAAGTCCAACGCCTCCGATATCGCCACCCTCTTCGGCAGAACCCTCTAAAAACAACCCCTATGAATGATTTTGTTGCCCAACTCAAGAGCGGACGTTCACTCCCGCTCCCTGACCTCGACTCCGCTCGGAAAGCCCTTGACCTGAAAGCTCACAAGGTGCTTAACCCCGCTATCCGAAGGGATAAGCACGTAAGCGAACAGATTGACGGGGTAACCACCACCCGTATAGAACCCGTAGCTCGCATCGCCTTGCCACTGCAAGAGCTCATCATAGGGCGCGCTGTAGCTTTCCTATTCGGAAACCCCGTAGCCTACCTCGCCAACCCCAAAGACCCTCAAGAACAGCAGGTATTCAAGCACCTAAAGCACATCCTCTTACAGGCAAAAACCGATTCCCTCAACCGACGTATAGCTCGCAACGTGATGAGCTATGGAGAGTGTGCGGAACTATGGTATCCTGTACCCCTGAACAGGCACTCTTCTAGAGGAGAAAATACTACCCTTTTTACGCTTAAGTGTACCCTACTATCCCCCGCATTAGGAGATACCCTATATCCTTACTATAACGAGGTAGGCGATATGGTAGCCTTCTCCAGAGAATACAAAAGGGTAGGTGCTCCTGACACCTACTACTTCGAGACCTATACCGCACATCTGCATTACCTTTTCAAGCAGGTCAATGGGCAGTATATCCCCGTAGAGGGATACCCTAAGGCAAACCCTATCGGAAAAATTCCCGTCATCTATGCTTGCCAAGAGGGACACGAGACCAAGGGAGTAGATGGACTTATCGAACGGCTCGAACACCTGCTATCCAACTTCGCCGATACCAATGACTACCACGCCAGCCCGAAAATATTCGTCAAGGGTACCATCCACGGCTGGAGCCAGAAGGGCGAATCGGGGGCTGTCATCGAGGGGGACAAGGAATCTTCTATGGAGTACGTCTCTTGGCACAATGCCCCTGAGTCGGTCTCCCTAGAGATTGACACCCTGCTAAGGCTCATCTATACCCTTACCCAGACTCCTGACATCTCCTTTGAGAGCGTCCGCAGGGTAGGGGGCATCTCTGGCGTAGCCCTCAAGCTCCTTTTTATGGACGCCCACCTGAAGGTGCAGTACAAGCGTGAGATATTCGACGAGTACCTCGCTAGGCGTATCAACGTCCTCAAAGCCTATATCGCTCAGCTACACCTACCCCTTAAGGATGCCTGCGACTCCCTAGAGGTACAGCCCGAGATTACACCCTATAGCCTCAATAGCGAGGACGAACAGCTGGACTACTGGCTCAAAGCCTGCGGTGGCAAGCCCCTGATATCACACCAAGAAGCTATCGCACGCGCTGGCATCGCTCAAGAACCCCTAGAGGTGAGTCACCCCTGACAATTATTTTTTTATTCCTAGAAAGCCCCTGTATGCTGGCGCAAGCTTGTAGCTTGTGCTAAGAAAATTGCCCGTGTGGGAGGCGACTCGCCTCTGAGAATTTATTTTTAGCAAAAAACGCCTGTACGGCTCGTACCTTGTGCCCCTTATGGTAGAGCTTCAAGCTCTTCTATATAATAAGCACGAGCAGAATGCTCGCGGAGGCGAGTCGCCTCGGACAAATATTTTTTAACCCCAAAAAGAAAAAAAATTGCCCGTGTGGCTTCACACCTTCACACTCTTATAACCTTAAAAAGAAAAAAATGTCAGGGGCGACCCGCCCCAAAATTGCCCGTACGGCTCGTACCGACCCGCCCCAAAATTGTCAGGGGCGACTCGCCCCTTATTTAATCTTTAATAGCAAAACAATGTCTTTTATCACTGCACTAATTCTTTTCTTCAGTTTTGAACAGCCCATCTCGTGGCGCGATAGGCTCCATTACCTCTGGCAACTCCTCTGGCAGAGCACCCCCCTGATTGTCCTCTATAAGTACCTATGCACGTGGCACGAACACCACCAGAGCTTCCTAGGTGCCCTCCTGTGTGTATGCCTCCTCCAGATGTGCGTAGGGGCTATCTACCACCTCCGCAGAGGCTCTTTCCAGATAGACCGTTTCTTGATGAAAAATTCCCTGATGCTCCTACAGATAGGCGCTGTATACCTCCTTCTCGCCTCCTTGGAAGTACCTCTGGGTGATTCCCTCGTCACTGAGGTCTTCGAGAGCTCCCTACAGGCAATGACCCTATTGTATCCCGTGAGCAAAGCCGTCAAGCATATCTTTATTCTATCCAAAGGAAAATACCCGCCACAGTGGATTATCGCTGCTCTTTATCAATATGAAAAAAATGGCAAACTCAAAGATTTCTTCCAGAAGTTTAACTAATACACTCCCTATATGATTTATTACCTCAACCATACCCCTATAGCCTCCTTAGGCATCTATATCACCCAAGTAACCGGACTATATGACCTCTCCTCCTCCAATGCGCCCCCTATCACCCTCAAGGGGTACCTACACCTCCCTTCCCAAGCGGAGGCCGACGAGCAGCTATCCCTCCTAATCGCACTGCTGAGCAACAAAGAACCTATCACCCTCAAGATGATAGACCCCTCACATAAGGAAAATTCCTTCCTTGTCAAGTGCCTTCAGCACTCCCTACAACCCCCTATCACTACCCAGCCCCACTATCTGGCTCCCCTGACCCTTACGTTCAAAAAAATTACCCCACACCTCTCGGCATAGGGCAATTAGTGAAAAAATTTTAATCGATGAGATTTCCAACAGCTTGGTGTCAATGATTATTAGTACTTAAATCTAAATAAGGCTTGTCTGAAATCCGGTACAAATGTAACTCTTTTATCAAAAAAAAAAAAAAAAAAACACTTTTTTTAACTTACAATTAACTTAATTAACAGCTACAGACGTTAATTTCATTTTATTAACATTCATTAACAAACAATTGTTGTGTATTTAACCTCTAAAAATTTGTTTATTGTTGTTTATTGTTGTATCTTTGCACCGTTGAAAAGAACCCTTCTTAGGGGTGAGTCACCCCAGACAATTATTTCTAGCCTTTTAAAAAGAAAGAAAATGCCTGTACGGCTTCGTACCCTCTGACAATTTTTTTACCTCAAAAAGAAAAAAAACGCCCGTGTGGCTTCACACCGGCTCGCACCCTCAGACAACTATTTCTAGCAAAAAAAATCGCCCGTACGGCTTCGTACTGGCTTCACACCCCCTGACAACTATTTTTTAACATCAAAAAGAAAGAAAACGTCTGTGCGACTCGCACTGGCTTCACACCCTCTGAGAATTATTTTTTAGCCTTTTAAAAAGAAAAAAATTGTCTGGGGCGACTCGCCCCAAAATCGCCCGTACGGCTTCGTACTCTTATAACACCCTTATATTATGAATCCTATTTTAGAAAACACCCCCGAACAAACGTCCATAGAGGAGACCCCTACTATGGAGCCTACCCCTCTTACCGAGACACTTGCCGAGCATATCGCCCAGGCTGTCGCCCAAGCCGTCGCTCCCCTACAGAAACAAATAGACCGCTACCAGAGCCAGCAACTCCAGCAGACGCGCACCCTAGCCCTCAAGGACGCCCTTACCCTCTGCCAAGACCCTACCTTCACTCAGCAGACCCTCAAGGACTTCGCCCTGATGCAATTCCCCTCTCAAGAGGATTTCGAACACTTCCTCCGCGAAAAACAAGCCGATATCCTCCTAGCCAACCAAGCCCTCTCTCACCGAGAACTCGCCAGCGAGACACCCCCCTTACAGCCACACAAGGACAACCCTACCCTCTCCAAGGAAGTGGCCCTATACCTAAAAGCCCAAAAACAACCCGAAATCTTCTCCGGCAAAAAACTCCTCTAAAAACCTCTCTCCCCCGTGACAATTTATTTCTAGCCTTTAAAAATTGCCCGTACGGCTCGTACACCTGCTGGCGCGAGCATTCTGCTCGTGCCTAATATTCACAGAGCTTTAAGCTCTTCTCTATAATAAGCACGAGCTACAAGCTCGCGCTAGCAGAGGAAGGCGACTCGCCTCTGAGAATTTATTCTTATGAAAAAAAACGCCTGTACGGCTTCGTACCTAAAACCTAATCCCTAACACCTCAAACTTTTTATATTTATGCAAAACTCTCTTATGGTCGGCCTCACCCAAGCCGATATGCAAGCGGTCGTAAGCACTTATGACCTTAATGACTTCTACTACCCTACCCTCTTCCCTCTGCGGGAGACCCACCTACTCACTTGGAAGATGATTGAAGCACACGCTGGCATCCGCCTCGCTGCCGACCTCGTCTCCCGTGGCAACCCCCTCACCCCCAAGGCGCGTACCTCTGCCACGAAGCTATCTGGTGAAATCCCTAAAATCTCTATCGCACGCGAGAAAAATGAAACCGACCTGACCGATTACGACCTGATGATCGCCAGCGCCTCTCCCAATACCCCCAATACCGCTATGGTCGAAGCTTGGGCGGAAGATACCCGCTATTGCTGGGAAAGTATCGCCGCACGTGCCGAGTGGATTGCCTTACAACAGATATCCCTTGGAAAGGTAGCCTTCACTGAGGAGAATAACGCTTCCACTATGAATCAGTTCAATGTCGATTATCTCATCCCCGCAGCTCAGAAAATCGGCGTCGCCACCCCTTACCACACCACCACCGACGGAAAACCCCTCTCCAGGGACTTCCCTAAAGCCCTCAAGATAGGCAGAGATAAGCACGGCGTTCAGTACAAATATGCCTTTATGAACATCGATACCTTTGCCAAGCTCATCAACCAAGACGAGGTCATCAAGAACTGCGCTTCCCTACTACACTCCGTTGCCGGCATTTCCAACACCCCCGACCTCAGTACCCTCAACGCTTTCCTTGCCCGACGTACCGAAATCTTCCGAGGACTTCAGATTATCCTTATCGACCAGAATATCACCCTCGAACAAGCCAACGGAACACGCATTACTGGCAATCCTTTCGCTGACGATGTCATCCTCTTCTCCGAAAGCAAAACCCTAGGAAACACCTTCTGGAAAGCCCCTATCGACCTGAAACTCCCCGCTTCCGACACCCTCAAAGTCCTACACGGACATACCCTTATCAAAAAATATGCTAAGGAAAACCCCGTCAAGGAAGTTACCGAAGGAATCGCCAACCTTTTCCCTACTTGGAACCTCGCCCCTCGCTCCCTACTGATGCAAATCAGTAGCCAAAACTGGAACCTGAACTAACCCAATGCCTATGACCAATCAAGAATACCTCCTCAAGTCTCTCCTAGGCTGTGGCGTCCCTCAGGAAACCATTGACCTGATGCTCCTAAAGGAAAACCTCCCTCCTCAGGGGGAGGTCTCCATAGGAGATTGTGATTTGGCTATGTACAAGCACTTTTCCTTACTCCTGAGCGCCTCCGCTCATAAGGTCGCCCAAGGCGATTTCTCCCAATCGTGGAACCTCGACGCTCTCAAGGAGTTCTATACCGCCCTCTGTTACGAACTCAATAAGCCCAACGTCCTCTTCCCTAAACCTCCCAAACCCACCCTACATAACCGTTCTTATCTATGGTGAGGGGGCGGGTCGCCCCTGACAATTTTTTTAGCTCAAGAAAGAAATTGCCTGTGTGGCTCGTACCTTGTGCCGAGAAAAAATTGCCCGTGTGGCTTCACACCCTCTGAGAATTTATTCTTATAACACTCTTAAAAGAAAGAAATCGCCCGTGTGGCTTCACACCTCGCGCTAGCGGGGAGTTATTTCTAGCCTTTAAAAAATCGCCCGTGTGGCTTCACACCGGCTTCGTACCTTGTGCCTAGTATGATAGAGCTTGAAGCTCTCTTCTATATAAGCACGAGCAGAATGCTCGCGCTAGCAGAGGGGAATTTTTCATCTTAGAAAAAATTGCCCGTGTGGCTTCACACCCCGTACGGCTCGCACTGGCTTCACACTCTTAAAAGAAAAAAAATTGTCAGGGGCGACTCGCCCCCCTTAAAAGAAAAAAAATGTATCCTCATTATCTCTTCTACTACGACCTCCCCCAGAGCCAGCAGGACGACCAAGGTTGCTGGAACGCCCCTACTCCCTCACTGCGCTTACACGCTCGCTGTAGGGAACAGGTCAATGCCAAAGGACAACAGGCTTTCCTCGCTGGCGCTTCTTTCCGACGCATACAAACCGCCAATAGCTCCTTCCATCGTTTCTCCTCTATCGTTTTCCTACCCAGAAGCACCCCGCCACTGCCCGTAGGAACCCCTATTTGCATCTGTGAAGACCCTCAGGGAAAAAGAATCCGATGCCAAGGACAAATCCAAAAATGGGACACCAACCCCTTCCATTCCAGACTATGGCTCTAATCCTTCCTTTATGTTACAATGCGCTTCTCTCCTTTTCAATGCACTCTCTCCCATCAGAGAACAGCTCTCCGGAGGTATCTTCCTAGAATCACGACCCGAAGATAGCCATCTTGAGGATATCCTTATCCGTACGCATACCTATACGGATACCTCCCTACCCTATAAAGCATACTCAGAAATACACCTGTATGTACCATATTTGATGGTTTCTATAGATGGAAAAGAACAATATACCACTCACCTATCACGTATAGATACCCTTGATAAAGCACTTTACACCCAATTAAAAAAACTATTTATCCCCGAAAAAGCCCTCTGTATAGAAAAGCGTACACTCTCTCATTTTCCTCAAATACAACAGTCTGCCCTCTCTTACCACCTCATTTGGTACCTCCTTTCCAACTAATTTTGTGTTAAATAATGCAGTTCGTGAAGTAATGAATACAGTTCGTGTTCAAAAACGCCCTTTTTTCCTATTGACCCCTTGACAAAGAAAAAAAAAGAACTACCTTTGTACCAGAATCAAGAAAAAATGTTCTTTGAATTTTCTGACAGCTTTATCTAAAAATGAAGTTCTTTATATAGTAATTAGATTTTTTTTGCGTTTTAATTTTTTTAGGAAAACAAGAGGGTATCTGAAGTTTGCTCCAGATAGCCTCTTGTCACTACCTAAAAGCAAAGAAAATATTACTATACTAACAATGTTTATTCTCATCAATTCATATCTTAATGTATTTTTCTTGTTGTTAGTAGTGAGTAGTTGTTCTCAACTACTTACCCACTAACCAAGATAGTAAGGTATCAGATACGAATAAACATTCCTGAATACGCCAAGTTTTCATCTCTTTTTAATAAATAATTAGATTTTTTTGCGTTTTTATTTTAGAATTGGGAAAAGTGTAGGGGTGCTTTCCTGAAAGAGCACCTCTGCCTATCCTGATTAAAAATAAAAAAAACAAAGAGAATGATTCCCTTTGCAATTTTTTCAT